TTCGTTTACAGGCATTATCGTATCCCAAAAGACTGATAGACAACGATTAATAACGTATGGTGGATATTTTTTCTCCCACATAGGGTCATCACTGTCTAATAACAGTTCTTTTGTCTCATTAATCGCCTTTAGATAATCTTTTAATTCGTACATAACTCGTTTTAATACAATAGATTTTCAGGTATCTTACCTGTTTGATGTGACAGTGGCACTTCAAAAGATTGATTTACAAATAAATTAAAATTATTAACTTTAAAACCTTTTTCCCATTCAGTAATTACTTCTGGTATTGCTAGTGCTTTCTTATGATTTAATATTTCTATACCATCAATATATAATTTTATACCAGACTTTTGATAGGCCTCTTCAGAGGTATATCCCATACGTTTTTTTTTTCCTCTAATTAACATATTTATTTCTTTATTTGTTAAAATTGTTCTACAATTTAATTCAAACACCTCATAAAATTTTTTAAAATCTTTTAGAAAAACATCTGCGTAGTCAAAAATAAAATTAGAACATATTTGAGGACTCATATAATGATCGTATGTTAATTCTGCACACTCAGTATGAATTCCAGTTTTTATAGGAGGAGATGCAAAAATAGCCTCGTAAAATGTTCTTTCCATATAGTGCAAAATAGTTTTCGTATTTTCGTAATTATTTTTATTTTTTAATAATTGATTTTTATAATTCGCATTTAAAGCTGTGAAGCAACATTCTGCTCTCAAACGTCTTTTTTGTTCTTGTGATATAAACTGTTTTGCCATTTTATTTAAATTTACAATTTGCCATTATCTCTGTTAAACAGGCGACCATATTAATTTCTTGGTCAGCAACAAAGGCAGATTTATATTGATAGCCTGCGATAATTAGTATCGCCTGAGGAACCGACTTTGACTCAAGTGAATTATATAATATGTCATAGATACTTGTAAATAAAGAGCTTGGTTCTTTATCTAAATTGTGTATGACCCACTTTCTCATACCGTTAAAGTCTTTTTCTTTTAGTTTTGTAATTAAATCTTTTGTATTTGCCTCGGATAGACTAAACAGTATACCGCTATCAATCTTACCTCTTACCGAATATCTTTGTAATTCATTTATGATACGTCTAAAATCAGGAAAGTGTTTTTGTATTAGTTCGGCCAATACTCTTTTTTCATATGGTATACTCTCACCATCAAGTATAGAACCTAGGCGACTTAATAGTTCTGTCGCAATCTTTACACGTTCACCGTTTATAATTTTAAAATCAATTACTGTACAACGGCTTTGAAGTGCGGGTATGATACGATTTTTGTAATTACAAGTAAAGACAAAACGACAATTTTTAAAAAATGTTTCGATAAAGTTTCTTAACGCAGGTTGAACGGAGTCTGCGTTCATATAGTCTGCCTCGTCTATAATAACAACTTTATGATTTGCGGATGCCGTAAGAGAGACTGTCGAGGCAAAGTTTTTAATCTTATTTCGTAGTGTATCTATGTATCTACCTTCGTCTGAACCATTTATGATGATATAGTCTGCCTTTAATTCTTCGCAGAGAGCTCTTGCGACAGTAGTTTTCCCTGTGCCAGGACCACCAGACAGTAGTAGATTTGGTATTTCTTTTTTGATTAAAAACTGTTTAAAAGTATTTTTTAATTCACTTGGTAGTATACAGTCTTGTATTTGTTTTGGTCTAAATCTTTCGACCCATAAAAAGTCTGACATAATATAACACTCGCTTCAGACTAATTAAATGTACTATCAGGTTCTAACGCAATCCAATATTGTATCGCTCTTGTTTTACTTTCAAAGTTACTTATCTTTTGTTTAGAGATTGTAACATTATAATCATCTGGTAAAATCTTAAAGTTTTCTGCTCTAAAATAAGCAGTAAATACTTTGTCTGTCTCACCGATAATCATAAAGTAAGAGTTTGAGGTCTTGTTTTTTTTATCTGTTGTAGATAATTTAATAAGTTTACCATCACCAATGACAGCAACGTCTGGTGTGTTAAGAGTATTATACGCTCTTTGTAATCTTGCGTAGTCATCTTTTTTAAGTGTAAACCCTACAGTCTTATCTGGCATGTTTATACCTTTTTCAATTGTAAGTATAACCGATTTATCAGAAAAGAAATACTTTGTAGATTGTTTAATCTTTTCGTCTGATATTGTTACGTAGTCACCACCATTAAATTTTAAAGTTGGTTTCTCAAACATCTCTACCGTTCTTAAAAATTCTGGTAGGTCATATATACCAAACTCCATATCAAATTTTTCTGATACGTCTGCCTGAGCGACAATGTTTTTACCTTGAGATATTGTATTAATTTTAGACCCTGGTCTAAACAAAATGTTTTGATTGATCTCTGAAAAGTTTTTTAAAACAGTCAGAGTGTCTGTACTTATATTCATTTCACTTTCTCCTTATCATAGTTTAATAATAATATAACATAATGCACTGCTTTTAACAAGTCAGCACGATTATATCCATTTTTCTTACCATACCTACACAAGTATTTAATTGCGTTGGCATGACAAAAATCTTTACCAATGTCTAAAGTCTTAAATAAGTCTTGTACTTGAAATCCATCTTTACCTGTGGAATAGTGTTGGTCATAGGTCGATTTAATATATTCAAGTATCTCATTTAAGATTTTATCTTCATTGTATTTCATAATATTTGGAGCGGATAACTGGTACTGCCCCAATTTCTCCAGCTTGGAAGCCAGAATAATACTTTTATACTATATCCGCAACTACTAATCTAACACAACTATAAAAATTTGTCAAGTGTACCTAAAGATTTTTTTCTATTGTGTTTTTCTATATTTTTTATATTATACTTTGCCTTTTCAAAAGTAAAACTAGGTTGTTTAATTTTCTTTTTATTTTTAGAATCAGTAGCATCTATCCATTCTAAGTTTGAATCTTTTGGATAATTTAAAGACCAATTTAAAGTAGAACCAGTTTTCATTAATTTTTTTGCCTTTTTATTTAGAGGATAGATATATCTAAACATATAACCTTTTATTTTTTTAATACCTTTGTATTTCATATAATCTGTTGTAAACCAAAATAACTTTTTTTTACCAGAAAACTTAGCGTTTTCTACCAGTAAAGACTTAGTGCTTCTTGGGTGTAATTTTTCACCGTTATCCATTAAATAAACATTTGTCCAGTATTTTTCTCCAAAATAAAAATTAGAGGCTTGATACACATATCCACATTTACCCATTATACCATCTGCCATTGTATATAAAAAAGAGACACTTGGATGGTTTTTTTTTAACCATTTTATAGTAGAAGATATCATTTGACTTTCTGAGTTTTTAGGCATGTCTTCGTCCATACACATTTTGCCTATCTCGTAATAATCTTTTGATTCTAAACCAGGAAATAACTTGTTTATTGTTTGTCTAGGTTGTGTGCCCCAACCCAAAGTTATTACACCTTTGATAATATCATCAACAAAAAACCCTAAAAAATGTTTAGTTATAGAAGGCATCACCGGAGAGTAATGAAATTTTTGCACAAACTCTGTCGCTTCAAATCTTGTAATCTCTTTAATTATGTAATTAATTTTCATCTTGTATTTTTTTAATATATCACGTATAATATGAGAAGTCAATTAAATAAAAAAGTAAATTGCAATAAATATGATAAATGGCAAATTCTATTATTAATACCACAAGTATATCTAGTTTACAAGGCCACATATCTCATGCTTTGTCTCAATTAAAAGGAGAGCAAGTAACTTTAATCAAGGGTGGTTCAGGCGATGCAAATATATACACATTAAAAAAACCATCACCTACAAATTCTAAAGCTATTAAATTATTAGAAGCAATGTCTAAAAAAAAATTAAATTTAATAAATTATAAAGATGACTTAAAAAAAATAATGATTGAGGTAAGTGAACGTATTGATTTTGCTCCTCATGCAGGAAATATAATGAAAAATGGTGAAAAAGTTCCTTTTGGATATCTAGCAGAGGCAATAGTGCAAGCCGCAATAGTTGCTAAGTTTACATCAAAAAGAGATGGTGCGGTAAATGTCACAGATATTGTTATGAAATTAAAAGATTATTTTAATAAGCCATCAAATAAAACTATTGAAAGTTATATAGTAGATAAACCCCCATTAAAAACGGTAACTGTAAATAAAGCGTTAGAATACATAGGTAAAAATAAAAACCCTAAAATAGAAGACCACGTTTTTGTGTATTATGCTTTAAACGATGGTGCTTTTAATTGGTTAAAAAGTAAATTAAAAGGAACAACTGTACCACCAGATTTACAATCTTATTTTAACGATGCAGCTGCTTTTGCAAATAGTGGTAATGTTCAAAAACATTCTGAATATTTTTATACAAATGGTCGTAAGGATAGAATTGATATTGTTTCATTAGGCGTTATTGGACAAGGAGAAACTAAAGCAGATATAGGGACTACTTACTATGAGGGTTATAAAGGCACACCTGGAACAGGTAAAAAAACAAATTTTTTTTTAAAATTATCTGTAAAAATAAATCGTGTCACACAAGTGGGTCAAATTACAGGTATTACTGGAGAAGTATTTAGCAAATTAACTGAATATTTTGGAGTAAAATTAAATGATGCAGATAAGAAAAAAATAGATAATCTTGCGAGTAAATTAAAACCAAAAATTAATGACGGAAAAATACAAGGGCAGATTTATGAGATAGTTTATAAACAGTTAGCAAAGGCAAATATTAAAGGTATATTAAATGGTATAACTTATTTTATAGCCTTTACATCTGCCGAAGCTAAAATATTGAGTACAGTTGATATAGGTTCAGGACTTAAAACATATTTTATGAAAAATTTAGAAAATATAGGCACAGCATTAAAAAATAAAAAAATAACAGCTGAGATAAGAACTGGTGGTGGATTAGGTGTAACTAAACAAATAAAATACAAAATTGATGATGATGAATTAATATCTGTAAATTCTAGGTATGTTGGTGGAAATTATAGAAATTTTATTACTACTGGTGAGCTTTTAAGAACTTTTTTATCAAAGGCTTAAGAGGCCGAGAAATTCGGCCTCTTAAAAATATTAATTACTTAATATCTATTGTTTTTGGTTTCTTTGACTCGGGTATAATTTTTTCTAAAGATACCGTCAATAGGCCGTCTTTTAACTCGGCACCTTTGATTTCAACATCATCACTTAAAGTGAATGTTCTCTCAAAGTATCTCTTAGCTATACCTTTGTAAATGGTATTACCATCTTCGTCTTTTGATTCGTCTTTATCGGACTTTTTAGACTTAATGGTTAACTGTCCATCTTCCACAGATACATCAATATCTTTTTTGTTGTATCCAGCAAGAGCCACTTCAATATTGTATTTGTTTTTTGAAACCTCTACAATGTTGTATGGCGGATAGTTAATTGAAGGCACTCTTAATCCAAAGTCGTCATTGAACATTGATTCGAAGTGATCGAATACTCGGTCAAATCCAACGGATAAAGGCCTTAATTGATTGAATATGCTTAATTGATTTTTAGTCATTTTTATCTCCTTTTGTTAAGCAAGTTAAAATAATGAAAGCCCACTATTGGCACTTTCATCATTATTTATAATATAAGTACGATTTAACATTTTACAAGTGTGTCAAGTTGTCGCACTTAAATGGTGGTTTGTTTATCACGGAGTAAACCACCAAACACCGAACATCTGATCCAAATAAGGTAGGATCAACCCCTTTTAACGCCGACAAGGTCTTACGAATTGCCTTGTCTATAATATATATACAGGTCAACATAACGTTAAAACTAGTAACCTCTTAATTGTATTTCGAGCTTTCTTCTTTTTAAATAGTTAGCTCGCAATTCTTTTTGTTTTCTAACTCTTTTTTCAGAAGGCTTTTCATAGGTCTGTTTCATTTTTACCAACTTAAAAAAACCATCTTTCTGTAATTTCTTTTTTAAAATACGCATGGCTTTTTCTACGTTGTTATTTTTAACATCTATTCTTATGCCCAAAGTTTTACCTCCTTAAAGTAAAGGCTGGCAACTTTTGGTTGCCAACCTAGGACTATTATAACGGATTTAGACAACATCTTGTTTGTCTTCCTCACCGTCATTGGAATCTGATTGAGCTTGAGCGGCCACTTCTGATTGCCTTTGAGATTCAATAATCTGGTCGGCAGTAGCACCAGCGTCAACTTTAGTGTACAAATCTACGAATGAAGTTTTGGTATCTTCATCAAATCTGTTGGTACACAATTCAATTGCTTTTACTTTATTACTAAAGATAGCGTAAGCTTGTACAATATGCACTAATCTTCTGGTAGATATAATTTCATCTACACCGCCATCAAAGTAAGTTTTTCTGATAACATCAGCCCAAGTCACAAGTTTATTTACGTACTTGGAATCTTTTTTACCAGCAGCTTCTAAAGTATTGTTTAGAATCTTTTCCTCTGTTTTAGCATTTGGATATTTTTGCTCAAATGTAACCGGAAATCTCTCAAGGAAAGCTTCGTTAAGAATATTGGTACCGATAAACTTACCATCTTCGGAACCTTGACCTTTCGTATTTGCTGTGGCAATTACGTTAAAGCCATCTTTTGGTTTTACAAATTTGTTAATCTTCTTAACAAATACACCAGAGCCTTCAAGGATCGGTTGTAAACACATAATCTTATTTGAAGCGAGGTCAATCTCGTCAAGTAATAGAAGAGCGCCTCTTTCCATAGCTTCAATAACAGGACCGTTTTGCCATACAGTTTGGCCGTCTTTTAATCTATAGCCACCTAG